TAAATGATTATGAACACTATATTTGGATGTCAGGGGGTGGATTTCATATTTGGATTCCACTGAATAAAACTTTGACACCAAGCACTGGATTAGAAGTCAGTAGAATAAAAAATGCAGGTAAAAAGTATTTAGTTAAATTACATAAAGAATTAGATTTACCTTCTAACGACCCTACAGTTGCATTTGATACCGCTGGTATGATTAGAATACCCAATTCATATAACACAAAAAGAGGTTGTTGGAGTATACCATTGAAACATGATGAAATAATGAATTTATCTCACGATGATTTGATAGAATTAGCACAAGAACCTAGAAGTGGTGCAATCAAACACGGTGATATTAAATTTGAATTGATGATACCTGAGAAACAAAAAGTGACTTTCACGAAAACTAAAAGAAATATAGATTTACCCGATGTATCTCTTGATAAAATTCTAGTACTACCTTGTATTGCTCAAGCAGCATTAGGTGAAGGTAATCCAACTCATAGGGCACGATTTCATTTAGCAAATTATTTAGCGGCTAGGTTAAGATATTGGTTTCCTCCTGAGTACGCAACAGAACAAGATAAACACGAACATTCTAATAAAATTGTAAATATATGTGAGGCACAAGGTTGGGTTGATTTCGATAGAAATATTACAACAACTCAAGTTAAAAGTATAGTTTTTGGTAACTATAATTATTCTAATTGTAAAACTTTAATGATGGAAGGTTTGTGTACAGGTATCTGTAATTATTACGATGGTACTGCGGAGGACATTATATGATACACTATTGTGAAGATTGTCATGTTGAACTTAATAGTTATAACACTAAAGGTTTATGGAGAGCAAGGAAACCTAAAACGTTGAGATGTGGTTCATGTTATTTAGAGTGGAAAAGAGAAATAAGGAGGGTACAAAATGAGACATAAACCGGACTTATTTGTTGATAGTAACGAGAGAGGCGGTTTGTGTGAGTCCGTTATTAGGAGAGCACAGAAAGAAGGATTAACAGTAGTTCGTAAGACATTGATAGTAGGAGATTATCTATTAGGTGAGGCTTGCATAGAGGCTAAATCGATATCGGATTTATTTATGTCTAGTCATAGTGGGCACTTATGGAGACAACTAGAAAACTTAGATGCCAATTACAGTAGGTTCTTTCTTTTGATACACGGCTCAATAGCAAAACATGTTGCTATGTCTAAAAGTAATGGTTACAAAGTGACGTATAGTAAAGTGCAAAACGAATTACTAGGCACTATTGCGAGAATCATGAGCGACTTTGAATGTCAAGTTTTCTTTACAGAAAATCAATCAGAAGCGGCTATGTTTATTGTAAAATTACATGATAAATTACATAAACCTGCATCTAGCCACGGTGCGAGAGCAATAAGAAGAGTTAGTACAAATGATGTAAGGTTAGACATGTTAATGGCTATACCCGGTATTGGGAGAGAAACAGGAGAAAAGATGTTAGAACAATGCGGAAGTATTGAAGAAATGTGTTTTGAAGAATCATTAAAACATATAAAAGGTTTAGGACCAGCACTAAGGCAGAAAATAATGAATGTTCTAACAAGCGAAGAACCAGTTCATATTGAAAGAACAAAAAGACGGTAGTATATAAAACAACATTATGTATCTAATTATTCTATTTTTCTTTCTATACATAATAATTATAAGGTTGCTATTTGTGAGGTCAAATTATGAGAGCAGCGAAAAACTATCAAGCGGTTAAAAAATTTCCAATATTTGCAGGTTACATTGACCATTTTAACCAAACATCAATTGATAATGATATACCCGGCATGTTATCTTTCTTTTTTATTCAAGGTCAAGTGTCTGTACCTTACATCAGAATACCATGGGGTTCAAGTCATTTAGACCCTAGAGTTCATACTTTTTGGATACAATCTAGTAGAACTGGTAAATCAATAGCATGGGAGTTTATTGGTGATGTGTTGGGCGACATTGGTGTACCTTCTGACTTATTTACTACTGGAACTGATGCTGGTCTCATAGGTGGTTTTGATGTTATACAACATGAAGACGGTACTAAAGAAGATGTATTGAAAGAAGGTATGCTTGGGGGTAGAAAGGCATTGAATTTTGATGAAGGTTCTATCATACTTAACCCTAACAAACACAGCCAAGAGACCGTATTGTATCTTCAGTCAGCCTGTAACCCTGTTGGTAGTAATAACAATAAATTGGTAAAGCATACTAAAGTAGGTCGTATAGAAACTGAATCGTTAGTGTCTTTATGGATAACAACATATCCACCTAGTGGGGTTAAAGAATATGTATTAACGAAAGGAATATTTCAAAGAGTGTTATTATATTGGTCTCATTGGAATTTAGATAGAAGAAAAGCAGTAAGCCACACAAGAAGTGAATCAGCATTTAAAATACAACCTAAAATGAAAATTAGTTATGATGATATAACAAGTTATTTCAAAAGTTTAGAAGTGAAACTAAGAAATAGAGTATTGGAAGAAACACAAACAACATTTGTAGAATGGAATGATATGGATAGAGATAGCCAAGAAGATTTAGTTCAGTCATGTATGAGTAATATGTTTTCAGCAGAAGATAATACTTTTTACCCTGCATTATACGATGCGATTGAAGATTACTACGATTTGCTCACAGGTTTAAATCCAGCAATTACAGAAGTAGTTGCTTCTTTCGTACCTGCTATGGAGAATAATACAGTAATCTTTGCTACACACATGGCTATGTTGGATGATTCTTGGATAGTTACAGGCGACCATGTTGACATGGCTAAAGATATATTATATGATTTATTTAAAGCATTGATATTGTGGTTAGAAGACGAAGTTGAAATAGGACCAAAGGTAGCACAAAAAGCACAACAAAGAGGAAAGTGGGTCATTGCATCTCAACAAGTAGAGAAAATAGAATTAGGCAACAAGGGTGAAGGTTGGCAAATGAAGAGTAAAGTAATCAAAGTTTATGAAACTCAAAATGATTGTTCAAGAGGTAGTGCTTACAACAATTTTGATAAATGGGGCGAATCTTTGTTTGATGTAGCGAAGGATGGGCGTACAGTGTTCATTAGGCTCAAAGAAGGGATTGACAAATGAATAAAGTGATGGCATTAGATATAGAAACAGCAAATTTTTCTTGGGAAATTGGTGGGTGGAATAATAAAAATATGTTTGATACATCGGTAGTTGCAACATGGGATGGTAGTAATGCACATATATTTTGTAAAGAAGATATTACTGTAGAAGGAGCGATTATACACCCCTTACACCCACAAATTTTAGGAGACCATATTACAAAACATATACAAGAAGGAGGACAGATTTTAGGACATAACATCATGGGATTTGATTTTCCTGTACTCAAAGAGTCATTAGATTGTTGGGCTATAGGTGACGTTATGAGTAAATCAGAAAACATCATTGATACTAAAAATTTAGTTGCTAAAGCAGCAATTGGTAATAAAGTAGAAACTACTTTACAGTCACTTTCAAGATGTACTTTAGAAATGCAAAAAAGTATGTCTAGTATTGATGCACCCACTGCTTGGAGAAATGGTAAATATAATGAAGTAGCAGAATACTGTCTCAAAGATAGTAAATTAACATTCGATTTGTATATGTATGGTAAGGACAATGGTATTATAAAATCTAGGTCTTTAGATACAGGTGCGATAATCGAAATACCCGTAGAATGGTGATATAATGAAAGATGAGAGAATGAACCCCTTACAAAATAATATAAGAGCAGCAAGAACGATTGTAGATACTGTCAAAAGTACACTTGGTCCAATGGGTCGAGATAAAATGATGGTTGATGCTGGCGGTGATACAATAATCACTAATGATGGTGCAACAATACTAAGAGAATTAGATGTTAGTCATCCCGGTGCAAAAATGATGGTTGATATTGCTAAAACACAAGAAGCATTGTGTTACGATGGTACAACATCTACTGTAATACTGGCAGGTCAATTATTAGCAGATTCAGAAAATCTTTTCACAAAAGGATTACATCCTAACTTAGTATGTAAAGGATATAATCAAGCGGCTACTATGGCTATTGATTTCTTAGATAACAAACTATCTTATGAAGCAAATGAACAAGAAATATTACAAATAGCAAAAACTTCAGTTACTGGAAAAACATTAGAAGCAGCAATAGACCAAGTGTCTAAACTATGTGTTGAAGCAGTCAATGTCGCAGGAAGTGCAGACAAAGTAAAAGTTGTTGGATTGGCTGGCGGTGCATTATCTGATTCTTATTTCTTCAATGGTGTTGTAGTCAACAAAGATTTTGTTTATGAAGTACAGGAAGAAAATCTTTCTAATGTTATATTACTTAACACTGGTTTAGAACCTGTAAAGAGAGAAGAAAATGTTACAGTGCAAGTAGATATGAAAGGTTACAACGCATTTAAGAAAAGCGACACAGATGATTTACTCACACAAGCAAAAAGAATTGGTAATATGTTGCCAAATGGTGGAGTAGTATTCATCAGGGATGGAGTTACCGATGATGTTGCTGCTTACTTAGCAAAACAGAATATAGCAATTGTTAGAAGAGTGCCTGAATCATCAATGAAAGCATTAGGATTAGCATTAGGTTCTCGTATAGCACAGACTCCTGATGATATAGAAAATGTAATTTCAGGTTTAATTAATAGAAAAACATTCAATGAAATAAATTATTTATTCGTTAGTGGGAAAGTTGAATCTAATCAATCAACATTAATTTTGAGAGGTGCAACAAGTTCAACTCTTGATGAAGTCGCTCGTGGTTTTGATGACGCATTAGGTGTAGTGTCTTTAGTATTAAATGGAGGAAAAATCGTTACAGGTGGAGGGTCTACATATGCGGCTTTGGCTAATCATTTGAGAATGAAGTCTAATACCGTTGAGGGTAGAGCACAGATGGCTATTAACGCATTTGCAGATTCTTTAGAAATATTACCAGCAACTATAGCGGAAAACGCAGGACACGACCCATTAGATGTAATTCTTGACATGAGACACGCTATATCAGATGGCGACTATCATATGGGTGTTGATGTAGAAGAAGGTGGTATTGCAAATATGTTGGAAGATGGTGTTGTTGAACCATGTGATTTGGTTAGACAAGCAATTCTTAGTGCAACCGAGGTAACAACTGCAATATTAAAAATTGACGACATCATTGCAAAAAGAGGCATGGATTGATGAAAAAACTTTCTGAGCGATTAAAAGTATCTTGTAGAAAATGTAACCACAAACATATACCCATCAGGATTTCTGGAAGATTTCACGATGAAAAAAGAACAAGAGTTTACATTTGGAAATGTAGAGAATGTGGTCATCTTTGGGAAGACTCTATATTCAAAAAAACTATAAAATAAAACCTCTTAGGGTTATCGGGGGTTTCTACATTTTAAAAACAGTTTGCAACATATTTTCTTTTATTACATCGTTCTATGCATATTATCGTGTATTACCCGCCGTAGAACAGGGGCACTTCTTTCTCCTCTGATACTGTTCCCCCGCCCTTTACTCATGATGCAAGAAAGGGAAATATAGAAGAACCGTTGGTGTAATTTTTACACCATGCCTAAAGGTTGGATAACTAATAAACCTATGAGAGAAGCATTTCTAAATTGGTTTGGCAAAACAGAAGAGGATTTTGAATGAAAGATAGAAAACATCACAACGGGTCATGTAAGTGGATAAAAGAATTTATGGAAGAAGCATTTGGAGAGTGGGATGAATGAAATTGAACATTGACCATACTATGAGATTTTTGGAAAGTGATATTCCAGTAAGTTTAGACTCTTCAGTTTTTACATTGATGTTATTTATAGGTACAATGTCGATGATTTTTGGCAATATAATTTATAGGTGGAATTTGAATCATGACTGACATCAATTGGGATTATTGGGAAGTTATATTGGAAGGTACGATTAATGAACAAAATAGATAAAGCATTTTGGACTTTATCAAATAAGTTCTTTGTGTGGTTAGCACTTAGAAAGAAAAATTAAACCCAAGAAGGTTTTGTTGGAATGTTAGCATAACAATCTTCGGGATTATCGTATGCCGCAGGTAAATCTAAAAGTGCCTGTCTATAAGTAATCAGTTCTTGTTTTTGTGTATCTGTTAATGATTCATAAAATAATACACCTTGATATTTGTCTATACCACGTAATAGTGCATTTCTATCTTCTCTTAGTATATCCCAAGCCGTTTCTTCTGCCGTTATTTCACTCATAATCAATCAAACTCCACATACATCACACCCGAAGTATCTCCCATGTCAACACTGTTGGCATTTGTTCTTTGTATTCTAATTTCATCTAAGGCGTTAAAAGAGAAATTAACAACTACTGCCCCTCTCCATATTGTACTTGAATGAGAAGATTGCGTTAATTCCATTGTAGCATCTCCACTGACTCCTGTATCATCTTGAGTTGCACCTTTCGCTACATCAATTACAAAATGGTCAACTCCGGTAGTTCCACCATTATTATTATTTCTATTTATTTTCCAAGTTTGTACGTTTGAACTTGTAACTGTATGATTTCTAGTGTTTAATGTGAAATATTTTACTCTTCCCGATTTAGGCATAATGAATCCCCAATGGTTTTGACTTGAAGCGGCATCATGTGATACTGCCTTTAAATTAGCAGAATTTGTGTTCATATCACTTCTATTCCAAAAATACGCCACACAAGTGTTAAGGTTAGTCAATGAAGATTTTATACTACCATCAGAAGTAATTCTTAATTTTTCAGTAGGTGTAGCGTTACTAGAAGCACTTGTTCTAGTGCTAAGAACTAAATCTGCTCTATGGTCGGAATCGTCAATTTCTTCTGCACTAATAGTAACACTAGGAGTACTATCAGAACTAAAATGAGATAAACCGATATGTGCTTTACCTTGAGTAGAACCACCTGTTCCACCTACTGTCGTGAATAACGCTACAACTTCATCATTAGCACTACCTTGAACATGTAATTTTCTTGCAGGGTGTGTAGTACCTATTCCAACATAACCTGTGTGGTCAACTGTCATTCTAACAAGCGGAACATTTGTTGTTCCTTGTGCATTATCTGTTACTGCGAAATCTAACGCCATTCCACCATCAGTATCACCATCATAGGTTTCTGTTGCTCTTGGAGCAATAGCCGCTAAAAATTTAGGATTTTCCGTTGTAAATTGGTCATCATGAGATAAAAACTTAACCGCAGTACCGTATTGAGCAGAACTCGCATTCATGCCTCCTGAGATTATATTTATTCCTGCCATAGTTCTACTAAGTGCGGAAACACCTATTGATGTGTCTTCAAGAGTTAGAATAGGGTCTTCACCATAAACATGAAGCAATGAAGCAGGACTTCCAGTGTTTACACCCATTCGATTGTTAGTTCCATCCACAAAGATGACAGGAGTGCTTGAATCACCGAATATCTGTGTGTCCCACTCATAGTGGCTTTTGTTCAGGCTGATTACACCCGATGTATCTGTATCGGGGTCATCTGCTGTTAATATCGGTCTTCTTGTACCAGCACCACCCGATATCTCCAATTGCCCGAATGTGTTGACTGTGAAATCTATATAAGTATCAGAACCATGAGACTCTTGCATTCTAAATATACAATCCGAGGGAGAAGCACTTGCATCTGTTTCTATTTTCAGTGCCGGAACTCCTGTGTTGTCTGTATGATAGATATGAAGTGGACCATCTGGACTTGTAGTACCTATTCCAACTTTACCACTATCTTTTATTGTCATTCTTGTTGTTCCGGTAGTTGTAGTTGAGTCAGCCGCAGTATTGAAGAAAATGTGAGTTGCCGCATTTCCAACACTTGTTCCACCACCTATGAATAACTTGTTAGTACCATTATCGGTATCACCTGTTATTAGAGAAAATGATTGTTCGTCAGTATCATAATGTGGCATACCTAATCTCATAAATTTTCTAGTATCATCAGTTAAAGTTGGATTACTTAAATCAGCACCCGCAAGTATAGTCCATGCAGCATTATTTTGAAGAACTTGTAATTTTGCTGCCGGACTTGTAACACCTATTCCTACATTACCTGTGTCCGATTTTATTGTTATTCTATTTTCTGCACCATCTTGAGTTGCCAACACTAAATCTTCAGAAGAGTAAGAAGAAATTTGGTAAGCACTACCCGATGTATTTCCACCATCTATAACTAAAGGTTTATTGAAATAGAATTTTGCATTTTCTCCCTGTATATGGTTATAACTACTATTTGCAGCACCTAAACGAAGATAACCGTGTTCAGTATTCACCTCTAATGTACCTGAATGTTCTCCAAGAGAAACATAACCACTTGTAGGACTTATATCAGATACATCATTTTTAATCGTCATACCTGTTGTTATTTTTCCACCTAGAAGAGTGTTTATCTGTGGAGCACCACTTATTTCTTCAAAACGTGGGTCAAAAGCGTGTTGAATCTGTTCAGGACTATCATCACTGTAATACATATAAACTCTATTTTTAACATATGTAGTTTGCGACCACCATTGGAAATTACCGCAAACACCTACCCTATTACCTGTCTCACCATCATATACCGCACCTCTATCTGTATAATCTGTATCTCCCATTCCTTGAACGTAACCTACAACTAAATACCACTTATCTACTTCCGGTAAATCGCCACTCGTAAAATAAGCGTTAGTTTCATTCTGCATTATCTTTGCACCATCAGCATGTGATTGACCTATAGCATACTCTCCGGTTAATGGAATGCCCGTTAGCATATTGTTATCTATATCAGTATAAGATATTCTATCTACGTTATTTATCACTGCATATCTTGTCGTGCTACCATTACCATCAAGTAAACCATGACCGGAATTTAAAAGAATACTTGTTTTACCGTAATTAACACCTCTACCTGTACCTGTGGCTGTAGCATTAGCACTCATGGTTATTTGAGAAGATGAATCTATTGATTGAATAGTAGTGTTGTCGGGTATACCATCAAATGTACCATCTGCCACATCAAACAAAGACATTCCTGTTACTAATAAATTAGTATTTATGCTAATATTTGTAAGAGTGGCACTACCGCTAGAGAAATTAGCAGTAAAAGTACCTGTAGCAGTTATTGCACCATCTAAAGTACCTCTCCTAGTTACGTCTTGTATACCTACGTTAGCCCCACTAGGACCATCCATACCATACATACCCATATAGTAAGAACCTTCTGTAAGATGACTTCTTTTTATCCATACAGACATTCTATAACTTTTATTTACATCAATTTTAGGATATGGTGTGGCAGTTAAGAATCCACCACTTGCACTACTATTACCACTATCTTGAAAACGCCATAGTAATCCTCTAGCATAATAATAATCATCTGAGCCTAACGGGGTTTCACCATAGACTATACTATTTTCATCTGTTCCACCATTAATTGTAAATCCGGCAGGTGGGCTACTCAAATCGGACATTGGCGACCATGAATAACTATTGAAAATATTACCATCAAGATAGCCCGCAGTTTCAGTAAATACTCTACCATAACCTGCTATATGTACTAAATCGCAAGGGTCATTAGTACCTATCCCAATCTTGCCTTCTGAATTAATACGCATTCTCTCAAGAGAGGCAGTATCATCGTCTTGGTCAATAGGCGAAGTAAAGAATACTAAGTCTCCACCTTTATCTCCTGTACTGTGGTCTTCTGCGGCATAAGCAGCAATACCCGCAGATGCCTCTGTCACTTTACTAGGGATATTGCCGTCACTAGAATCAAAACCAATCGCCCCAAGAAGATTAGTGTCGGCAGTACTAGTATCATTTCTTGTTATCAGTATCCCTTGCTTGCCATCAGCCATATCTCCGTGAATATGTAGTAGAGAAGAAGGAGTGTTAGTGCCTATTCCAACCTTACCACTAGGAAAACTAACATGGTTGCTTGATGAATTATTTCTCATTTCCATCAATATCGTGCTATCGTCATGTCCTCTAAATCTAAGATAATCACCGTCTTTTCTAATGTAATGGTCTTCTGAACTGTCTTTTGAAAATTTAATATCAACTCTACTACTATCACTAAGATGTAACTTATGGGTAGGACTTGTAGTACCTATTCCAACATAACCCGATGAGGCAATAACTAATCTAGGAGCATTATTTACTTCATCATATATAGAAAACTTATCTGAATTATTTGCTAATTTACCAAGACTCCATTTATCAGTTCCCCCTTCTGAAAAGAAGACTACG